GTGACCTCGAGGGCGACCATCTCGAGGATCCACGTCTATCTCTCGAGCCACGTCATCAAGACGACCTCGGACAAGAGGGCGGGGTACGGCCTCATCCGCTCGGAGGAGAACGCCGACAACCGGCGGTGCCTTGACCTCTACCTGACGGCGAAGGGGAAGACCGTGTACGAGCAGATCGTCGCGGCCATAGAAAGGAAGTAGCGGATGAAGATCACCAAGCGAGGCGGGTCGTGGCAGGCAAGCGTCCAGCACGGCAAGAAGAGGATCCGCCTCTCGTTCAGGACGGAGCAGGAGGCCCGGGTCTGGGCCGCCGAGGCCGAGCTTGCGATTGCCAAGGGCATCGCGCCGCAGACGAGGCCGTCTGCACCGGGGACCACGCAGTCGGGGCGAACGCTCCTTGAGCTCTACCGGGTGACGCATGAGACGCGGTGGTCGTCGTGCTGGAGCACGGCGATGTCCGACCTCGGTAACAAGGTCGTCCAGGAGCTCGGGGCGGACTCGCTGATCGACGAGATCGACTTCGGGCGCATCGCGTCCTGGATCTCCGACCTCAAGGCGCGATCCCTCTCGCAGTCCACGGTGAACCGCCGGCTTGCCGCGTTGAGCTCCATGTTCACCACGGCGGTCAGCCTCGGGTGGATGAAGGAGAAGCCGAAGATCCCGTTCGGCAAGGAGCGCAAGCGGGAACGCCGCTACCTCACGCACGACGAGGAGGAGGAGATCCTCGAGCGGCTCCGCGGCACCCGGGAGTGGGGCCTCGCGGTGGTCGCCGCGGACACGGGGCTACGCCTCGGTGAGCTCCTCAACCTCAAGTGGAGGAACGTGCGCCCGGACTCGGTGACGGTGGAGAAGTCCAAGAACGGCAACCCGCGCACGGTGCCGCTGACCTCGAGGAGCCGGGAGATCCTCTCCTCGATGCCCAGGGACCGGGAGGGTCCGTTCGCCCGGATGGACAGGTTCGAGTGCAGCCGCAAGTACAAGGCGGCCGTGCTGTCCGCCGGCATCGCCGACGACTCGGTGGTCTTCCATTCCCTCCGCCATACCTGTGCCTCCCGGCTGGTGACGATGGGGGTGGACATCATGCGGGTGAAGACCTGGATGGGGCACAAGTCGATCTCGACGACGATGATTTATGCCCACTTGGCCCCGAACTCGCTATCGGACATTGTGACACGCCTCGACGACTGCACAAGACATAAACTCCTGTGCGACGGACGTGACACAAGTTGTGTCAAAATGACACAGAACCGAGCATCGTGACTAATAATAACTGCTTCCAAACTGCGGGCGTGGCGAAATTGGCAGACGCATCAGATTTAGGTTCCAATGTGCTGACTGTTTCCAAAGTGGAACAGTTGCATCGGATGCGGTGCATTCTGCTGTTTCTTGTGGAAATCGGCACGTGTGCCAATGTGTCGAAATGCGGACGGTCGCAAGTGTGAGGCTCAATTCTGACACAGGTGTGTGTCAGGAATCGTGGTCGGTCGTGACGGCGTGACACAACTCAACCGGGTCAAGGACGACCCAAGGACAAGGATCATGGCCAAGATCAGCCAGAGGGAGCTCGACCTCGAGGGCGTCGAGCGGGGCAAGCGGAAGTACTACCGACAGATCCGTCTTGCGATGGACAAGGGTCACGAATCGACAACCAACTGGGGAGCGCGGATGACGCAGTCGGCCATCCTGCCGTACTCGGAGCGGCTGTCCGAGACGATGGAGAAGGACACCGGGATCGGGGCTCGGCTCCTTGCGAGTCTCGGGCTCGAGCCGACGGTGATCGCCATGATGGCGTTCCAGTCCCTCCTCGACGGATCCTCGAAGGGCAAGACGTTCACCCGGGCCTGCATCGAGGCCGCCCGTTCGGTTCAGCAGGAGGCCATCGTGAAGGCCCTCAAGGACACCGACAAGGACCGCTTCCTCCGGTTCAAGGACTTCGTCGCCGGTCGCTCCGACTCGCGCAAGCTCCGGAACATCAAGGAGATGATGCAGAAGACGGTCCCGGAGCTGGTGGACCAGTTCGCCTGGAGCGACGAGGAGTGCCTCAAGGCCGGGTACGTCCTCGCCATGACCGCCATCGAGGCCACGGGGCTGCTCGAGCGCATCACCTTCAAGCGGTCCGCCCGGTCATCCGTGTCCACCCTCGTCCTGACGAAGGACGCCTGGGACTACATCCACAAGGCGATGAGCCACGCGGAGATGCTCCACCCGATCAAGCTCCCGATGGTGGTCCCGCCCCGGAAGTGGGTGAACCCCGATGACGGCGGGTACGAGCAGGGCGTCGGGGACTGCCTCGTCCGGGGATCCACCAAGGTTGCCAAGGCATCCCACACGAAGGAGGCGATGCCCCTCGTCTACGAGTCGATCAACCTCATCCAGCACACCCCCTTCCGGGTGAACGCCGGGGTCCTCGCCGCCGCCCTCCAGGTGTTCGAGCGGCGGATCCCCATCGGGGACCTCGACGTCCACGACGAGCTTCCCATGCCGGTCGCCCCGCCGAGCCTGAAGACGGACTTCAAGCTCAGGACCGACGAGCAGATCCGGACCACCCGGCTCTACTTCCTCGATGCCTCCCGGGTCGCCGAGTACAACCGACGGATCAACTCCCGCCGCATCGGGGTGCTCCAGACGTTGAACCTTGCCCGTCGGTTCGCCGAGGAGAAGGACCTCCGGTTCTTCCACGCGGCCGCGCTCGACTTCCGGGGGCGGTTCTACTGTCAGGCCACGGGACTGTCCCATCAGGGCAGCGACCTCCAGCGGGGCCTCGTTGAGTTCGGCCTCGGGCACGTCATCCCGAAGCAGGGGGAGGCGATCCAGGCATGGCTCCGCCACGGGGCAACCGTGCTCGGCAAGAAGGGCACCCTCGAGGAACGGGCCAATGCCGCCGCCGCCTTGATCCGCTCGGGCGAGGCTGACGCGATTGCCCGGGACCCCGCCGGTACCGCCTCACTCTGGGGCAAGGCGGACGAACCCTTCTCGTACCTCGCGTGGTGCCTCGACGTGAAGAACGTCAGGGAGGGGAAGCCGTCCCACCTCATGGTAGCCGTGGACGGATCCTGCAACGGGATCCAGGTGCTCTCGTTGCTGCTCCGGGACGAGGTGGGTGCGGCATCCGTGAACATCATCCCGAGCAACAAGCCCTCGGACATCTACCAGGCCGTTGCCGACCGGACGATGGTTCGGATCGAGGAGGCGGTTCGCCGAGGGGAGACCTACGCGGCGGAGTGGAAGGCACTCGGGGTATCCCGGGGCATGGTCAAGCGTCCCGTCATGTGCCTGCCCTACAGCATCACGCCCCGCTCCGCGATGATGTACCTCAAGGAGGCGTACACGGAGATGCACCGCGACGGCCCGTGGCCCGACCCGGCGCGTCCCTGCGGCTTCCTCATCCGGAAGGTGTGGCCGAGCATCGGGGAGATCGTCGTGAAGGGCAGCGAGTTCCTCGCGTGGGCCCGTGCCGCCGGCAGGATCATCACGACCCACGGCATCCATCCCATGTGGGTGACCCCGGACGGGTTCACGGTTCAGCAGTCGTACTACACCTACGACCCGAGCCGCGTCCGCACGACCCTCGGGCGCGAGGCGCATATCTGGCAGATCCGCAACAAGACCGCCAAGATCAACCGCCGCAAGCACATCTCCGGGCTCGTCCCGAACCTCGTCCATTCCCTCGACGCGACCGCAGCACGTGAGACGGCTCGGCGGCTCCACGCGAAGAAGGTCCCGGACACGGCATTCGTCCACGACTCGTACCTCGTTCACGCGGCGTTCCAGCCCGTCCTCGCGGCCGAGCTGCGCGAGGCGTGGGTGTCCACCTTCTCTGGCGATCCGCTTGGGGATTGGGTGAGGCAGATCGAGTCGCAGCTCCCGGTCGGCGTGAAGCTCCCGCCTCCGCCGGCATACGGGAACCTGGACATCGGCGTCATCAGGCAGAGCAAGTATTTCTTTTCGTGAACAATGTAACGACTAGCATACTGTTCCCATTTCGATACAATCAAGGACAAGGAGAACTACCGATGAAGAAGGCGAACCAGAACGTGACCAGTCCGGTCGGAACCCTCCAGTACCCCTCGCTGATCGAGCCGGATACCCGGTTCAACCCTGAGGGACTGTACAAGACCAACATCGTGATCCCTGCCGGGGAGGCCGCGGACGACTTTGAGGAGATCCTCGCGTCCGCCAAGAAGTCCGCGCTCGACAACTTCACGAAGGAGAGCGGCGGCAAGAAGGTCAAGGTCGCCGCATCGGAGCCCTTCGAGCGTGACGAGAGCGGCAACCTGGTCATCAAGACCAAGCTCCCCGCCCGTGTCGAGACCAAGAGCGGCAAGTCGTGGACTCAGCGTCCCGCGCTGTTCGACTCGCGCGGTCAGAAGATGCCCACCGACGGCATCCGCATCGGCAGCGGGACCCGTGCCCGAGTCGCCCTCGAGATCGCCCCCTACAACGTCCCGGCGACCGGAGCGGGAATCAGCCTCCGCCTGCGCGGCGTTCAGATCATCGAGCTCCGTGAGCCTGCCGCCGGCCGCGCCGAGGACTTCGGCTTCGGTGCCGAGGAGACCGGCTTCGTCGCGGAGACGTTCGACAACTTCGAGGATGACCCGAAGCCCGTCGCAAAGGGCGACAAGAAGAAGGCGACGGACTTCTGATGCCGAACAACCGCGAGAGAGGGAAGCGTGGCGAACGCGATGCCCGTGATGCCATACGGACCGTCCTCGGCGTTCGAGGCGCGTATAGGGCAGCGCAGTCGTCAGGCTCCCTCTCCGCGGATCTCGGCGGCACCGGCAACATCCACTTCGAGGTGAAGCTCCGCAAGGCGATCTCCGTCTACGACTTCATCGAACAGGCGATCCGTGACTGCAAGGACAAGGTTCCCGCCGTGCTCATGCGGAGGGACCGGGGCGAGTGGCTGCTGATGCTCCGCCTCGACGACACCATGAGGTTCATCAAGGAACTCCATGACATACAAGATCGTGAACAACCCGTCGCTGATCCCGAGCAGCGGTGACAAGCCGACCTTCAAGGTGACCCCCGAGGGAGAGCTCGTGATCTCCTTCGGCGACTTCATGTTCACCCTGACCAAGGAGGAGGGGCTCCAGGTCGCCTCCTTCATCAACCGGCAGATCGGCGGGAGCCGCAGCCTGTTCGTCAACTGGCCTTTGAGTAAGCCTGCCGTGTCCAGTTGCTACGCCTTGGAGGCATGACATGAGCATCAAGTTCGATGGGCAGGGACAGCTCATCACGGTGTCCTTCTACATGAAGGAGGCGGATCACCCATACGACGCGGGGGTGACGATCCGGAAGACCAAGGCAGGACGCCCTGGCTCCGGATCGAAGGTGGAGGAGCGGTGGCTCCCCATCGAGCGCACCGATGCCGTGCATCTCCTCAAGCACATCGGCTGCACGGTGAACGCCGTGTGGGCCGTGGGTGACCGGGTTGCCGTGGTGATGCCGTGAGCGAGTCGGTGTTCGTCAGGCATGAGTCGTGCCCGTCGTGCGGGAGCAGGAACAACCTCGCCCGGTATTCGGACGGGCACGGGTGGTGCTTCGGTTGCCAGTACAGGGAACGAGGAACGGGCGATGACCTCGCCCATCCGCAGAAAGTAGGAAGGATCGAAGGAATGATCGAGGTCGAGTACGCCGCGCTCGAGAAGCGTGGGCTGACGGAGGAGACGTGCCGTCTCTGGAACTACGGCATCGGGGAGCACCACGGCCAGCCGGTTCAGGTCGCCCTGTACCGGGACGCATCCGGGGAGGCGGTGGCGCAGAAGGTGCGGACCGCCGACAAGCAGTTCAGGATCCTCGGGGATGCCTCGCGCATGGTGCTGTTCGGTCAGCACCGCTTCTCGGGGCAGGGTCGCATGGTCGTCGTGACCGAGGGCGAGATCGACGCGATGAGCCTCAGCCAGGTGCAGGAGCACAAGTGGCCCGTGGTCAGCGTCCCGAACGGAGCGCAGTCAGCCCCGAAGGCCGTCGCCAAATCCCTCGACTGGCTCGAGGGCTTCGACCGGGTGGTCTTCGCGTTCGACATGGACGAGCCCGGTCAGAAGGCTGCGAAGGAGTGCGCCCGTGTCCTGAGCCCCGGGAAGGCGTTCATCGCCAACCTCCCGCTGAAGGATGCCAACGACTGCATCCGAAACGGCAAGGCAAAGGACCTGGTCAACGCCATGTGGAATGCCCCGGCATATCGCCCGGACGGCATCGTGGCCGCGCAGGACATCTGGGAGCGCATCGAGTCATTCGACGCCTCGCCGGGGATCGCCTATCCCTGGAGTCCGCTGACCGGGATGCTGCACGGCATCCGGCCCGGTGAGCTCGTCACGGTGACCGCAGGCACGGGCGTCGGCAAGAGCCAGTTCTGCCGTGAGCTTGCCTACCACCTCATCAAGAGCGGCACCCCCGTCGGCTACATCGCCCTCGAGGAATCCGTGGCCCGGACCGCAATCGGCCTGATGAGCCTCGAGGCGAACCGCCGGCTTCACCTCGGTGCCAACAAGGACGAGCTCAAGGACTCCTTCGACCGCGTGTTCGGGTCGAACCGCGTCTACCTCTATGACCACTTCGGCTCGACCGAGGGGCAGAACCTCCTCGACCGCATCCGCTACATGGGCAAGGGTCTCGGCTGCAAGGCCGTGTTCCTCGACCACATCTCCATCGCGGTGAGCGGACTGAACGACGGTCAGGGGGACGAGCGCAGGATGCTCGACGCGCTGGTGACCAAGCTCCGCACCTTGGTCGAGGAGACGCAGATCACCCTGTTCATGGTCTGCCACCTCAAGCGCGTTGACGGCCGCAGCCATGAGGAGGGCGGCGAGGTGAGCCTGAGCCACCTCCGGTCGAGCCAGGGCATCGCGCAGCTGTCCGATGCGGTGATCGCTCTTGAGCGGAATCAGCAGGGAGAGAACAGGAACCAGACTCGGGTTCGCGTACTGAAGTGCCGCTACACCGGCGAGACGGGAACGTGCCTCGCGCTCGAGTACGACAAGGAGACCGGGCGCATGAGCGAGTGCCCGATGTTCGATCCGGCGGACGGGTCGAAAGAAGAAGACGCAGAAATTCCTTTCTGACCGTTGCATGGGCAAGGGTCGTTTCTAGTATGTCACGAAGTCGGAATGATTCCGAAAACGAGAAAGGCACACGGATGTCCAAGTGGAAGGTAGGAAGCCTGTTCGCGGGGGTCGGTGGATTCGACCTCGGCTTTGAGCAGACCGGGAAGTTTGAGACCGTTTGGATGTCCGAGTGGGACCGTCATGCGGAGGCCGTCCTCCGGCGTCGTTTCCCCAACGCGAAGCAACTCGGGGACATCACCAAGGTCGATCCCTCGCAGCTGGAGCCCGTCGATGTAGTCGTCGGCGGGTTCCCGTGCCAAGACCTCAGCGTTGCCGGGAAGAGGGCGGGGCTTGCCGGCGAAAGGAGCGGTCTGTTCCATGAGTTTGTTCGCATCGTCCGAGGGCTCCCCCGAAGGCCGTCCTTCGTGGTGGTCGAGAATGTCCCAGGAATGCTCTCAAGCCAGCAAGGGCGTGACTTCGCAGTCGTGCTCTCTGAAGTGGCCGAAGAGTGGGGTGCTGTTTCCGTCGCGTGGCGATTGCTGGACAGTCAGTACTTCGGAGTGGCCCAGCGACGCCGCCGTGTGTTCCTTGTCCTCGATCTTGCAGGCGAACGCGCCCAAGAAGTACTGGCTCTCGGGGAAGGCAGCAGCCGGAATCCTCCGTCGCGCGTCCCGGCGGAACAAGAGTCTCCCCAAGCTGCTCGAGGATGCCCTGATGGCGGTCGTCCTTGCTTCAGCAGGCACGACCAATCCGGCACATGCCGCGAAGTCAGCGTAGCACCGTGCCTGTCTGCCAAGGCCGACAACTGCTGCGACATCCCGATGGTCCTTGAGCAGCGTTCGTACGCTTGGAACAACAACTCAACCGGACCGCTGGAGACCGACGTGGTTCCGCTGCGGTCGTCTCAGGGGACCTCCGGATTCCATGAGATGAATCACCCGATGGTCGCGCAGACTTTCCGAAAGTCTGCGCGGGCTACCTCGGCGTCCGATGCCGAGACCTGGGTTGCGGACGAGTACGCGAACACCCTGAATACGTTCGATGTCAGCGAAGTCCGGGCAACGACGGTTGCGGTGTCCCACGCCTTCTACAGCACGGGCGGAACTCACGGCGTGAACCAGGACGAGGAGGTGTGTCCTCCCCTGAAGGTCGGGTCGTCAGTCGGGATCCCATCGCCACCGGCGGTGGCGATGCGGTCAAACAACACGATTGTCCGGAGGCTGACGCCTGACGAGTGCTGCGTTCTCCAAGGGTTCCCGCCGGACTGGAACGACGGTCAGGCCGACTCCCACCGCTACAAGCAGATGGGTAATGCGGTGACCGTCACGGTCGCACGGTGGATCGCCGAACGCATGGCGAGGTTCCTGTGAACCCCGTCATCCTCGACATTGAGACGGACGCCCTCGACGGCTACGCGAAGATCCACTCCATCGTGGTCCGCGATGCCGTGACCGCCAACGTGCTGGCATCGACGTATGAGGGCATCGGCCACGGGGAGTCCCTCCGCATCCTGCGGCAGGCCCCGACGATCATCGGGCACAACCTCATCACCTTCGACCTTCCCGCGATGAAGCGGCTGGTCGGCTTCGTCCCGTCCGGTCAGGTCGTGGACACCCTCGTCCTCTCCCGCCTGTGCTACCCGGACATCCGCAACGACGACTACAAGCGTCCCGAGTTCCCCAAGGAGATGATCGGGAGCCACTCGCTCAAGGCGTGGGGATACCGGCTCGGGATCCACAAGGACGGGTTCGGGGAGACCGCTGACTGGTCTCGGTGGTCTGAGGAGATGCAGGACTACTGTGAGCAGGACACGGAGGTCACGCGCAAGCTGTGGCACCACCTCGTCCAGCAGGGGATCTCGGATCGCGCCTGGGCTCTTGAGCACACGGTCGCGGGAATCTGCCGTGACATCGAGGTCGCCGGATGGACGTTTGACATGGGAGGCGCGGAGCGTCTCACGGCGCAACTCCTGACGAAGCGGCTCGAGCTCAAGGAGCGGCTCGTCCAGGTCTTCCCGCCGAAGAAGGAAGTCCTCAAGACCAAGACCAAGACGATCCCGTTCAACCCGGGAAGCCGCCTCGACATCGCCCGTGGCCTGAACGAGCTCTACGGCTGGCGTCCCTCCCTCGTCACTCCCTCGGGTCAGCCGAGGATCGACGAGGAGATCCTCTCGGAGCTGAAGTACCCGGAGGCGGAGCTCCTCACGGAGTACCTCCTGGTGGTCAAGCGTCTCGGTCAGGTTGCCGAGGGCGAGGAGGCGTGGATCAAGCTTGCCAAGTGCGGCAAGATCCACGGCCGCATCAACCCGGGCGGGACGATCACGGGCAGGGCATCCCACGCCCGACCCAACATGGCACAGGTTCCTGCCTCTCGCAGCCCATACGGCAAGGAGTGCCGGAGCCTGTTCCGCCCCCGGTCGGGGTGGTCTCTGGTCGGTGCGGACGCATCCGGGCTCGAGCTGCGGTGCCTGTCCCACTACCTGACCTCGTATGACGGCGGCTCCTACGGCAAGGCCGTGGTGAGCGGGGACGTGCATTGGGAGAACGCCATCGCGTTCGGGCTCGTTCCGTCCGGGACGAAGCGCAACAAGCACGACTCCGGGCATGAGTCCCGACGCAACCAGAGCAAGACCCTGATCTACGCCATGATCTACGGTGCCGGCGACATGAAGCTCGGCAGCGTGGTCGAGGGGGATGCCAAGGACGGCAAGCGTCTCCGGGCATCGTTCGAGAAGAAGGTCCCCGCCTACAAGATGCTCAAGGAGGCGGTGGTCTCGGCATCCAAGCGGGGGTACCTGGTTGGCCTCGACGGCCGCCGTCTCCCGATCCGTTCACAGCACTCAGCCCTGAACACCCTGCTCCAGTCTGCGGGAGCCGTGGTGATGAAGGTTGCCCTCGTCGGCTTCGTCGAGGGGATGGCCCTGGACGGCCTTGAGTGGGGCAAGGACTACGCAGTCATCGGGTGGATCCATGATGAATTCCAGATCGAGTGCAGGCCGGGACTGGAGGAGCGTGTTGGACACGGTGCGGTCGCCGCAATCACCGCGGCAGGATCGTCCCTCGGATTCCGATGCCCCCTCGACGGAGAGTTCCGTTCCGGGTCTACATGGGCCGAGACACATTGAGAGGAGCCTCTGGATTGCTTATCTGGCTGGCTATCTCGATGGCGAGGGATGCTTCACGGTCTGGCATGGATCGACTCCGGCGGTATCGGTCAGCAACACCTTCCCATACGTCCTCGCGGCACTCCGCAGGGAGTGGGGCGGTCGCATCTCCCTCAAGTCCCGGCGCGACAGGTCGAGGACTGCATGGGAGTGGAGGGTCTGCGGAGACCGCGCCATCGACGTTGCGAGGATGGTTTCGCCGTACCTCGTCGAGAAGCGGATCCAGGCGGACCTGATGTCGCAGATCCGCGTCTGGCCCGCCGGTTCGCAGCAGCGCAAGGAACTCATATCCCGCCTGAAGGCACTCAAGCGGGTCGATTACGGGAGCACCCCAGAATGAACGACCTCAGCACCATCACCACCACCGAGCTGCTCGACGAGATCGGCAACCGCGTGGACGCATTCGTGTTCATCGCCTTCCAGGACCGCAGCAAGAACTCCTACGCGCTGATGACTGAGTTCAAGGGCAACTCGCTCGAGGTGATCGGCCTCGCCGAGATGCTCAAGACCCGGGTGATGGACACCGTGAACGGGTCGAAGGAGGTCGGGGGCGAATGAGCGGCAAGACGCACATCGTCATCGACGGGGACATCCTCTGCTACACGGCATCGGCGGCGGTGGAGAAGCCGATCCATTGGGGAGACGACTTCTGGACGCTGCACTCCGACCTCTCCGAGGCACGGAGCAGGGTGGACATCGACATCGTCGAGTTCGTCGAGCGGCTCAACGGGTCGTCCTACACGGTGTGCTTCAGCGACCAGGCCAACTTCCGCAAGCTCCTGTACCCCGAGTACAAGGCGAACCGGAAGGACCAGCGGAAGCCCGTGGCGTTCTCCGCCCTGCGCGGCTACATCCGAGAGGCTTGGCCCTGCGTCCAATGGAAGTTCCTCGAGGCGGACGACGTGATGGGCATCCTCGCCACGGACCCCCGCAAGGACGTGGTGATCGTGTCCGCCGACAAGGACATGAAGACGATCCCGGGTCGCTGGTTCAACCCGAACAACCCGGACGCCGGGATCATCGAGGTGAGCAAGGCGGAGGCCGACCGGAACCACCTCATCCAGACGCTCACGGGCGACCGCGTCGATGGATACCCGGGGTGCCCCGGCATCGGCCCTGCCCGTGCCGAGAAGATCGTTGACGGCGGGTGGTCTGCCGTCGTGGAAACCTACGTCAAGGCGGGACTCAGCGAGTCCTACGCCATGACCCAGGCTCGTATGGCGTACATCCTTCGCCGGGGGGACTACGCCAGGAAGACCGGCAAGATCAAGTGGTGGAAGCCACAGAAGGAAGTCAATGGCAAAGCGCAAGCCGCAGTCGCGGCTGTCTAACGGTGTCGGTTCGCCTGCGAAGTCGCGTGAGATCAAGGCTCCGAAGCGGAGCGCGAAGAAGGGATCCAAGTGAAGACCGTCTCCGACAGCTGGATCACGTTCAACTTCGCCCCGCATGAGGTCACGACGTTCATCGAGGACAAGCGGCTCGAGGACTGCCGCATGTCCCTGCGCGTCGAGATCAACCTCGGGGACGAGGTGGCGAACCTGTACTTCACCGACCGGAACCAGGACGTGAACAAGAACGAGGTGTTCTCCATGAACATCCCGGTTCGCCTCTTGAGGGCAATGTGCGACGCGGTGGAACACGCCTCGGAGCAGGGGGTTTCCGATGTCTAACCATGACGAGTTGCAGGCACTCCGGTCGGAGCTCGAGTCCATCAACAAGTCGATGGAGTTGGTGAAGCAGGAGGCTGACTCCATCCGCGACCTTGTGGCGGCCAAGTGGCGTTCGTATTGGGATCTCGACGAACGGGCCCGGGACCTCCGCCGCCGGCTTGCTCGGCTCGGGGACGGCTTCGACACGGACTACTACCACCGTCGCCGTGAGCGACTGGTCCCCCGGTTCGTGCAGGACGGCATCCACCGGACGGCGGAGGATCCGGCATGAGGGACATCGTCAACAGGCTTCGCACTAACCGCGAGTGCCTTGCTCCATGTCTGATGGACGAGGCTGCTGACGAGATCGTCCGCCTTGAAGGCGTAGTGCTTGGGCTCATTGCCGAGCGCGACGAGGCGAGGCGGGAAGTCCTGCTGTGGGTAAAGGAGCGGTGTTCGTGGGCGGAACTGGCGCAGGAGATCAAGCAGCGAGGGTGGGAATACTTGAAGGAGGGCGGCAAGTGAGCGAGTACCACCAGGACGGCATGACCCTGAAGGACTCCGGTTCCCGCCAGACCTGGGACACGGGTAGCCGTCGAGACACCAGAGACGGCAAGGGGCGGTTCGACCTCCTCCCGTGGGACGTCGTCTGGGCTGACGCGAAGTACATCGAGCTCGGTGCGAAGAAGTACGGGGACAGGAATTGGGAGAAGGGTCAGCCTCTCTCCCGCTACCTCGACTCGGCCTGCCGTCACCTTGCGAAGTACATGGCAGGGCACCGGGACGAGCCTCACCTCCTTGCCTGCCGGTGGAACCTCGCTGCCTACCTGTGGACCATCGACCGCATCAAGGAGGGAGTCCTGCCGAGCGTCCTGGACGACACGGGTGAGTGCGGTGCACCTATGGAACGTGATGAAGACAAATGACGACATGCCGATGATCCACCCCGCTCTGGTGGATGCCCTGAAGAAGCGTTTCCCGGTCCCCGTCCCTCGCCTTGAGGACGGGGATCGTCATATCTGGCACCGGCTCGGAGCGTGGTCCGTCGTCCAGTTCATCGAGAGAGCAGTCAAGGAACAGCAGGAGAACCCCGACCGTGTGCAGCGCGAACATCCCGACTCCTAAGCCGCCTCCGCCCCCGCCTCCGGCCCCGACCAAGATGGCCGAGGAGGTCGCTCCCACGGTCGCGGCGCGGAAGAAGCGCAAGGCAGGCGGATACGGGGTTGACCTCCTGACCATCCCGATGGCATCCGACGGGATGAAGTCGGGGGCACAGATCCCGGGAACCTGACATGGAATCAGCCAAGAGCCTGTGGATGAAGCTGGATGCCGGCAAGTCGTCCTACGTCAACCGAGCCCGTGAGTGCGCGAAGCTGACGCTTCCGTTCACCTACCCGCCTGCCGGTACTGGCCCGGTGTCGGCCCTGCCGACTCCCTACAACAGCCTGGGTGCGCGGGGCGTGAACAACCTCGCGGCGAAGCTCCTGCTCTCGCTGCTTCCCCCGAACACCCCGTTCTTCCGGTTCACGATGAGCCGGGAGATCGTCAGGCAGGCCCGTTCCGAGGCGATGCTCGGGGAGCTCGACTACGCCTTCTCCGAGATGGAGAAGGAGATCATGGACGAGATCGAGGGGATGCAGACCCGCCCGATCATGTACGAGGCGATGCGCCACCTCCTCATCTCCGGAAACGGGCTGCTCGAGCTGACGGGGCAGGGCAAGTGGCGGTTCCGCGGCATTGAGAACTACTCGGTCGAGCGGGACGCCTCCGACAACATCCTCCACATCGTCACCAAGGAGACCGCGGCGAAGGACGCCCTCCCCGAGGAGATCCGTGCGCTTGCCTACATGGAGCACGGCGACGGTGCCTGGGAGATCGACGTCTTCACGGTGGTCTGCCGTCGGGAGAAGAACTACGAGTCGTGGCAGGAAGCCTGCGGCGTCGAGGTGCCCGGGTCCCGGACGACCTACGGCCTCGACGAGCTCCCGTACCTCGTCCTGCGGTGGAACCGCGTGGCGAACGAGGACTACGGCCGCGGACTTGTCGAGGAGTACCTCGGCGACCTGATCTCGCTCGAGGCCCTCACCCGGAGCATCGTGGAGGCAAGCCTCGCGGCCTCCCGGATCCTGT